GAAAGCGCAACAGCAATTGAAAGATGCTGGTGTATCTGAGACTTCATCCGAGTATATTGCTCTTCAACAGGAAATTCAGAAAACCGAAACGCATACAAAGAACCTTCAAAAGCAGATGTCGAATCTGCCAGCATCGGTACAAGCGGCAGCGAAGGAGCTTGAAAAAGTCGGTTCGAAATCTGTTGAACTCGGTACATCTCTAACCAAGAACGTAACTGCACCGATAGTTGCGGTCGGAACGGCATCGGTTGTCGCATTCAACGAAGTCGATGGAGCGCTGGATATCCTTATCCAAAAGACAGGCGCATCCGGTGAAGCTTTGACCGACCTCGAGGATGTCACAAAAGACATTGCCTCAAGAGTACCATCTGACTTTGATACGATTGCATCTGCAGTCGGTGAAGTCAATACACGATTCCATCTGACCGGTGACGAATTGAATGAAGTATCTGAACAGTTTGTGAAATTTGCAAAACTGAACAGCACCGACGTATCAACGGCCATCGACCAGACTCAGAAAGCTTTAACAGCGTTCGGACTATCTGCCGATGATGCATCCCACGTATTAGACGTTATGAATGCCGTCGGTCAAGCTACTGGAGTATCCGTTGACCAGCTATCGAGCGGACTAATCCAAAACGCTACTGCATTCCAAGAAATGGGATTGAGTATTGACCAGTCCATCGCATTAATGGGGCAGATGGAAATGTCCGGAGCTGATATCAGTACCGTTATGGGCGGACTCAGAAAAGCGCTCAAGAATGCAACTGCAGACGGTAAGGACATGAATACAGCTCTGTCCGAGCTTCAGGACGCTATCCTAAACGGTGCCGATGGAGTTGACGGTCTGACAAAGTCATATGAACTGTTCGGCCGTAACGGCGACCAAGTTTACAACGCTATCAAGAATGGATCCTTATCTTTTCAAGACTTAGCGAATATGGCAGTCGAAGCCGATGGTTCCGTATCCGAAACGTTCCTCAATATGCAGGACGGTGGCGACCAGTTAACACTTGTCATGCAGAACTTGAAGATGGCAGGTGCCGAACTCGGAAACGAAATCATGGAGGCATTAGCTCCGATACTTCAAGAGCTGATAACCATCATCAAATCAGTAACAGAATGGTTCGGCGGTCTATCTGACGGCCAGAAAAGAATGATTTTGGTCATTGCATCTGTAGTCGCTGCGATTGGCCCTGCACTTGTAATATTTGGCAAGGTTGCGCTGGGAGTTAAAGCAATTATAGATACAGTCGGATATTTAAAAGGAATCGTTGACATGAGCATACTCGGACCAGCTGGAATCATTATGCTGGTCATCGGCGCTCTGGTACTCTTGTATACCAAATGCGAATGGTTCCGAGATGGAGTGAACGCTATCGTTCAAGCTGTAGTTGACTTCTTCAAGACTTCTATGGACTGGATCGTGAACTTCTTTACGGTCACACTGCCGAATGTATTTAACGGTGTAATCAGCTTTATCTCGAACAATTGGCAGGGTCTACTCCTACTGATAGTCAATCCTTTTGTCGGTGCTTTCAAACTTTTATACGACAACTGTGAAGGATTCCGTAACTTCATCAACAACCTTGTTAATGATGTGATTGGATTCTTTACAAAGCTACCAAGTAAAGCACTTACGTGGGGTAGAGATATGATTGATAACTTTATCAATGGAATCAATGAGAAAGTCGGTAAATTGTGGAATTCCATCAAGGATATCGGTAAGGGTATCGCTGATTTCCTCGGATTCTCAGTACCTGAGAAAGGACCATTGTCGGATGCCGATACTTGGATGCCTGATATGATGGACTTACTGGCAAACGGAGTCGAAAGTCAAAAAGGCAAGCTCTTATCTGCTATGAAAGACTTGGCGAGTGAAATGAGCGCACCAATGATGAACTCCGAAGTCACTCGGACATTAACGGCATCGAACACGATCGCTATGGACGTATCGATGAATGCAGTCCTTGATGGCAGACAGGTAGCGAATTCTGTTGAGAATAGAATTACGAAAAAGATTAATAGCAGAAATGCTTTCAAAGGAGCGTGATTGAATGTACTGGTTTAGTTTAGATAACGAGCGATGCGACCGTAAGGGTGTCATCGTTGACAAGTGTACAGGCGAATCCGCTCCGACCCGCAAAATTCAAACGGCATCGTCTAACTATACAGACGGTGCCTTTGTTACTCAATTTGATACTTTTGAAACTGTCGAAAAGTCTTTTGACTGCAATTTTGTTGAAGAGAATCATAACCAATGGCATGAGCATTGGCGAGCAGTCAAGAGATGGCTTTTGAAAGACCACGACAAACTCAGATATTCAGATGATCCAGGTATCTATCGAAAGATACTCAATACCACGCTTTCGACATCCGAGAGGGAAGTACAGGAGACTGGCAACTTCACGGTTACGTTCTTACTCGAACCATACGAGTATTACGACAAAGGTGCTCATCCGCTAAGTGTGAAGGATGTACAATACAACATCTACAACATCAGCCATCCGACATATATCATCACAGGAACGAACAAGACTGTCTTGACTGTTAACGGTAAGGCTTTTACCGTATGGGCACAAAACCGTACCTGTTACATCGATACTGATTTGAGATTGGTATACGATGCAAATAAGAACAAGCTCGCATCTGAGGGCGACTTCACAGACCTTTACCTGTTAGAAGGTAAGAATGAAATCAGTATTTCAAGCGGTAATCTGAAAGTCGTACCGAACTGGAGGAGCTTATGATTGAAGTTTACCAGTGGAACGAACGAACCTTTTCATCGAACGGCTATCCACTGGAATGTATCGAGTTAACGCTGCGAGAATCCATCAACGGAGTATGGTCTGTTGAGGGTTCAGTACCGGAGGAAAGCAAAGTATTGATTAATGACCAGTCAGTCATCAAAGTACCAACACCGAACGGAAATCAATTATTCCGAATCAGCCATATTGAAAAGGCTGATTATGGATGCACCTTTGTAGCATATCCGTTAGCGATGGACTTAGCGAATATCATCGTTCGAGATAGGCGACCGACCGACGCAACAGGACAACAGGCACTCAATGCACTGTTACAAGGTACGGACTTCACAGGGGAATCTGATATATCTGATACATCGACCGCATACTGGGAGATGCGCAATATCATTGAATGCATCAATGGTGACATTGACCAGTCTTTCATAAATCGATGGGGTGGTGAGATTGCATTTGATAATTACAAAGTAATCATCAACAGTCGTATCGGTGCTGATAACGGCATGCGCATTGAGATGGGATTCAACTTGTCGGAGATTAGTGAGACCATCGATTCATCCGGTCTGATTACTCGAATCATTCCGAAAGCGTATAACGGTCGATACATGACCAACAAGGGATATGTCAATTCGGAATACATTTGGAACTACGCAGATATACACGAGTCCGTTATTGAATTTAACGATATAAAACTCGCAGAAGATGCTCAAGACGGCGATTATGAGGACGAGAGTATATTAATCTGTCAGACACAGGAAGAGCTGAATAAAGCACTTTCTGAGCGTGCTGAAGCGTACTTTAACGATACCGAATGCGACCGTCCTGTTATCAATTATCAGTGCTCTATCATCGATTTAGCGCAGACAAAGAAGTATAAGGATTTCGCTCATTTGGTCAGCTTAAATCTTGGCGATACGGTCCGAGTCCATCATAAAGGATTGAACATTGACCACACGGCAAGAGTGATATCGATCGAATACGACTGTCTGACGCAGATGTATACCAATTTGGAAATCGGACAATTCAGCCCGACATATTTCGAAAAACAGTCAGACCTCAGCCGAACGCTTGAGAAAGTAGTCGATACCCGTACAGGGTCTGTTATGGCTGAAACGATTAAAGGCGTTATCAATCTGATGGATACGCAGATGGTCGCACAAAAGTCGAACGCAAAACGTACTGAAGTGCGTGCGATCTTGTTCGAGGACACAGATGAAGACTCGGAAACGTTCGGAGCTCTTTGCATCGGTACTCAAGGTATACAGATAGCTCAGAAGCGAATCAATAACGAATGGCAGTGGGGTACGGCAATCAACTTCGAGGCGATCAATGCCGATTACATCATTACCGGTGTACTGGCAGACAGGTCCGGCAATTTCTTCCTCAATATGAACACGGGCGAGTTGGTCATGGGTGATGGATTGTTCAAAGGCAATATCACTACGAACAAGGATGCCAAGGTCGGACGATGGCTGTATCTTGACTATGATGGCAATATCGATACATCGACCTTTGCAAACTATTCAAGGATTACGCTTGGACATGACAAGACCACCGACCCTATGCCTTTTGTAGGCTTTGCCAAAAATAACAATGGTACCGAGTCAATCCTTCTTGCCACTTCGGACGGTCAGAACGGCCCTTTGATGAGCATCACAAAAGGTCAATCAAGCACGGCATTGATTCAATCGTCCAATGGTGGTACTGGTATCGGAGTAATTGACAACCAAGTACAAATCAATAATGCAGATGCCGTATTCATCAATACAGCTGATTTAGTCATCAACGGTAAGACAGGAATTACCGGAACTTTTTCTAACGTCACAGGATTCAAAGTTCAAAATGGCTTGGTCTATTCTGTGACTGGACAGAGGGATGCATAAATGGAACAAAGTAAATTCAATCAATTGATGGAACATACAAAAGCATTTACGGATGTAAATCCTC